GAAAATGGACGGCATCTCTCGAGACAAATTGCTTTTCTGGACTGCAAGTGAGACCCAAGTCTCTGACCACTTCGGAGAACTTCTCCGGCGCAAGGTCATCAGAGAATAGAAACACCGAGTCGTCTCCCAACACCTCGAAGTCCTCTATTCGACAACCTTCATGGTACGCCACGTACTGCCCTGCTATGAGGTTAGCGACAGTGTCCCTAAGATTGGTAAGGACTGACCCACTTGGCATACCACCGTTACGACCCGCCAGAACTCGACCAGGAACCACTATCGGTATACTATCACTGATCTCCCCCAGCAGACGTATACGTCTTGCTCCCAGCTCATCAAACCATCGCATCAACACCGAGTCTACTGCATCTAATAGACCACGGCTCAACGAGGCATCAAAACTGGAGTAATCCGCGGATAGTATCCGTCTTCCCTGGGATCGTTTAAGCAGACGCGTAATAGCCACATCCACATAAACATCTCCCAGCCAAGCAGAGAAGCCATTACGTGCTTTCAAAGCCGTGAGCACAGGATACAAGATGGTGCTACCCAAGATGGTCTCCGAGTGATCAAAGCCCCAAACCACACGTTGCTTAGGCACCTCATGCAACCCAGCAGACTGTCCCCGCCAGTACAGTATACACGGATACACATCACCAGGATCACTAATCAACTTGGCCCTATCAAGGTACGAACCTGCATACCTACGTTCTCGGGATACCCATGGCAAACCAAGAGACGTGTCTTTAGGCATCAGGTCATAGGCCTCTCTCCAGCTCGCAGGTCTCAATGCTCGGACCGGAATCAGGGACGCCACCGTCTCCACGGCTTTCGCCAGGATCTGTGGATCCGCATTAAAGCTCTGGTGCCAATACTTCTCTAGGTCAGCTCTCCTCTTTTCAAAGGGGAGCATAATGGACCAGGGCCCTATTTTTGCTTCTTCGGCACGTCGATGTCCGTGAGTTCCTTGAAGCTCGTATATCCGATTGCCTCTTTAAGAACCCCGATAATTCTCTCGCGAGTGTCTCCACCATAGAGAGGAGTCCGGAGGTCTTTCGAAAAGCCACGGATACACCGAGCAAGACTTTGCTCAAGCCTGAC